CTTTGAAAGTGTTTCGGAAGCCGGTTGACCAGGTCAGTGTGAATGCGACGAAGGCTGCGATGGCGGAAAAAACCGCCACCAAGGCTAGTAGCAAGACTGCTGATTTGGTTAACCAGTCGAAGAGTTCCTTTATCATTCAATGGATCTTTCCAATAAATAGGCGTTACAAGAACGCCAGAGAAGTAGTCAGAACCGCACGATTCCCGAAAGGGACCCGCGCAGAAAGACTTCTCCTCATTTGTTGAAAAGCCAAAGAGCGCAAGGGCATCGACGATCACGTGATAATGTTCAGTAGGGACGATTAAATCATCCCCGTAGACCGATATATCATCGGAGAACGCTGAACATATGGCAAAGAACAGGAGACTTTCAAGTTCGAAAGTATACCCGTTACCCATGGACGACCATTTCTCATACCTAAACGGTGCGGCTTTTTCAAGCGTACCCGTCCGGCTGCGAACCCGGTCCAACATGATTGCCCAATCATAGGGGAATAAATCCCATATGATCTCCCGTGAGACAGTATCCGAAGCAGACTTAAGATCTATCGTGGAATAAAAACCACTTTGGCTACCGACGCCAGCAAGCTTTTGGTTCTGGGTTTGATCGTTTAGATCTATCCCGAAACGTTTTAGCCGCCGACGAATGTAGATGCCGAGGCCCTTCTGGAAGAAAATATTCCAGCGAGGCTCAACGGCAATAGATCTGTCAGTCTTGGAGTTTTTGGGAACGAAGGTCACGCGGTTCCCTGCCGTCGTTGCGACGAGCAGGTCCCTTGTTGTCAAGTCATACTGAAACTTTCTGCTGAGGTAAGAATTCTCAACGAAAGCGGTAAGAAATGGCTTACAACTGTGCGTGACGTCCCCGGGTGTTTGCAGTTTATCGTAAGCAGCCGTAAAGCCGCCCACTGTGGATCGATCTGCTCCAGGACCGAACCCGCAATCACCCACCCAGTGATAATTGGGGTTTCCCATAACTTGCGCGATTTTTCTCCGGACTCTCATAATAAGAGACTCGGAGTCAGGTTTCAGCCAACAAGCTGAGCCTGAACGCACGGAACGGAAAACCTCGTTTGTCACGAGGCAAGAAGCTTCAGACTCGATGAAAGTCTGAATCGCGACAGCTTTCTTATCGATACCGCTAGGTAGCCAAGCTGCTTTTGAGAGCAGCTTAGTCGCCTGGTAGTGCCGAAAGAAGTCATCGGGGTTCAGAAAGTCGAATCGGGGCTTCAAGCTAAGAACGCCCAGGAAATCCCCATGATCAAGCATGATACTGATCGTGAGGGCCCTTGGGCAGTCTAGTGCACGAAGAATCTGCTGAGCAGATTTAACGTGTAAAGCTAACTGAACTGAGTTCATTAGTCTAGACTCCGGTTAATTAGAACGGACGTTCGAAGCTGGTGATGGCGGTCGTTACGATCGCATCGGACAACGCGTCTTGAATCATGGCGCGTACATCTTTGCGATTTTGGAGAGTCGCCCGTGCTGGCAAGGTCAGTTCGAACTTGCCGATGCAGGTGTATGCCAAAGTCGGAACAGCGACATAACCCGAAGCGTCCTGGCCGGAGATAGTCTCCAAAGTCGGCAGCGACAGCTTACC